GTAAACCCCTTGTTTTTAAGGGATTTTCCGTCAGATCACGAAGTTCGCGATCGAGAGGCGGGCATAGAACTTTGCTCCCTCTCTAAGCAACTTCTTCCCATAGCGGGTCAGTATTCCCTTACGAGGACAGAAGGACTCGGGATCGAGTACAACTGGCGTCTGGGTGAGTGGCACGTACGGGCAGTAGAAGTAACCACTGTCCATGTACGAGTCGCCCTTATAGCCCATGAGGATCTGTCCCGTCGGGAACAGCGGATCCTTGTAGAGCCTCCAGCGGTTGTTCACCGTGCCGACATACTGGATGCCGAGCGACGAGGTGAAGCCTTCCGACGGAGCCGGGGCGAAACCAGCGGTGGCCGTCTCGAAGATCGAGGCGACTTCGGGGCTGGTCACGAGCCAGTTGCAGCCGCCGCGGAGCGTCTTGCGATGCACCACGTTGCTGACCTCGACGACCTTGACGTAGAGGGACTCATACTTTTCCTTGATGGTGTCACCAAGGGCGGTGTTGAAGTCCCACGAGGCCACGGTGCCGGCGTTGTTACGCAGGTCCGAGAGAACCTCACGGTCGATCTCGAGGTTGATCTCCTGGGCGAGAACCGCGGTGAGCTCAGCCTCGGCGTCGAGGTTGTGCTGCGAGCGGAGGTCCTGCTGGGCTTCGTAGCTCCAGACGGCCTTCAGCTTGCGGGTCTTCGCAGCGATCTCTTCCGACTCAACGACGAGGTTGATTTCGGGGAGGTCCTGGTTGCACTCCATGTTGTACTCGTACGAGACAACGACGCTGTTGGCACCCGGATCGTTGTTCCAGGTGAGCTCGAGTTCACCGGTGGTGAGATCGAGCGATCCGCCGGTCGCCTTGTTGGTGGGCGTGCCGACGTCGCTGAACGTGAACGAGCCGCTTTCCGAGACCACGAAGGTCTGGACGGCGGTCGATCCGTCATACACCGTACCGGTAACCGTTCCGGCGAGGACGGGCGTGTGCTCAACGACGTGTGACGACGTGGTGTCGCCGCCGGCATCGGCCTGCGTCTCGTTCTCGACGAACTGGTGGGAGTAGTACACGCTCAGGTTGGCGTCGCCGCTGGCGAGCTGCTGGAGCGAGTTGGCATCGTCGACCGGGAATCCGCCCTTCGAGGCGCCACGGACCGAACCCTTGTTACTACCGTACCTAAAGCGGAGGTAGTAGACGAGGCCGGTCGGGCCGAGTAGCGGCTGCACGCTGACGACCTTGTTGGCGATCAGCTGCGGGTAGATACGACGAACGAGCGGGATCGAGATTCTCTTGAACTGGGCGACGTCGCCCGAGTCGGTCGAGGACTCGTTGATCAGGCGCTGGTTTTCGAGGAGAACGGCAGTGCAAGAACGTGTGTACTTGTCATTGATGTTCTCTAGCAAACCCGTCTGCGCCCAACGAGATTCCAGCTCCCTTGCTTCGTTAAGAAACTTGGCATTAGCTTGCATTTGGTATTCTCCTTGGTTTAACTAGAAATGGTTTCCCTCAGTCGTCGGACTTTTTCGTTCCGGCGAGTACCTGCATTTGACGAAGCAGGTCCGGATCGAGGCTTTCGACTAGGGTTGTGTCAACGTTGTTATTGGTCTTGGCGGGGGCATCTCCGGTCCATTCGGCGACTACCTCCGTCTCGTTGACGGCACGTCCCCTCCCCTGCACATTCTTCGCTCTTTCGGTTCTTTCTTTCTTCTCGGCCTTGACCGATTCGGTGAGCACCTTTTGCTGCTCCCTGACGGCCTCGGTGAGTTTGGTGTTCTCGGCGCTGAGGCGGATGTTCCTGGCCTCGAGGATCTTGACCTGAGCCTTGACCTCTTCGACCTTTCGGTTGAGCTCATCGCTCTTGCGGCTGTCGGTGACGGCCGCTCCTTCCTCGCCGATGTATCCGGCGACGCACTCGACGATCTTGCCGAGGGCCACCTTGTGTTCGTTGGTGCGCGGATCGCTCTCGAGTTCCTTGCGGGCGTTCTCGTAGATCTCCGAGCCCTTGTACTGGAGGAACTGGTCGACCTTGTCGACCATGTATTCCTTCATCTCCTGGAGCTTCTTGTCGAAGGTGTCGTACATCTCGACTTCCAGGTTCTCGTTCTTGCCCTTCTCTGCCAGGAGCATCTGGTAGGCCTCTTCGTAGCCTTCTTCCATGCTCTTGTCGAATTCCCTCTGCTGGGTCTCGAGTCGGTTGCGCAGGTCGGTTATGATCGCGTAGGCTTCCTTGTAGCCCTTGATCGCGGTCTCTTCGGCGCTCTTGAGTTCCTCGGAGAGTTCGCTGTAGGCTTCCTCGAGCTTCGTGTTGTACTCGGTCTCAAGGACTTGCTTCGCGGACTCTAGTTCCGTCTTGACCGCCTCGGTCACCTCGGCAACAGCGTCTTCGGGGAGCAGCTTGGTCAGTGCTTCAACTATCTTTTCCATTGATTCAACCTCTCTCTTTGATGGCCTGGGCCTGTTTCTGGATGATTCCGCCGAGGGCGGCAAGAACGATATCCTTGTTCAGGGTATGTATGCCGCTGGCTTCATTTTTTATCGTTGAGCGCGATTCCGCCGCAGAGATCGCGTGTGCCACACTCTCTTTGGAGACAACTTTCTCCTGGAAAGCCTGGCTGGTGCTCGGGTCGGCGACCGCGTCGAAGGTGATGAGTTTGTAGCTCTCTCCGATGACGAGGATACCGTCCTCGTTGACCTTTCCGTTGCCCACTCCACGGCTGCTGATTCCTACTCGGACGCCGTCGTTGATGAGCGCCTTGAGGATTTTTCCGTGGGGGGTGTTCAGTATCACGCCTTCGCCCATGAGGGTCTTCCCCTCCCACCAGAGTCTGGTGATCCTGTGGCTGGCGTTGGCGAAGTGGACTATCGAGTCGGTGGGGTGATCGAGCTCGCCGATCAGTCCGCCGTTCTTGATGCACTCCTGCAGGCCCTTGACGTTGTCGTCGAGCACCGCGTAGGGGTAGGTCCTTTTGTTCTTGTTTACGGCGTCCGCCTCTTGGAACTTTCCTCTGAACTTGACGATGCCGCCGCTGCCGGCGGACTCGTGCAGGTCCATCTCGTTGAGGACGGCGCAGCCGCCCCCTCCGAGGATGAGTCTGTTCTCAAAGACCGACCCGGGGGTCAGTTCGTTTTCGAGCAGAAGTTTCATTTCACTCCTTGACGGACTTCGGGGTCACCGAAGCCTTCGAGTACGGGTTCTGCAGGTTCGGCCAGGTCTCTTCGCTGCCCCAGTGGGCGAGTTGGCCGCCGTCTCCGTCGACGTCCTTCTCCCCGACGATCTTGGGGGTCTCCGCCTTGGGGACGTACGGGTTGTCAAGGCTCGGGTAGACGCCTTCTCCGCCGATGTTGCTCCATCCGTCGGAGCCGAGTTCCCTGGCTGTTTCGCTGTCGCTGCCCTTGCCGGAGCTCGCGTGCTGGTACTCGGGGGTCTCGCCCTCCATGTCCGCGGGGGACTGGGAGTGGCGGCCCTTCTTCAGGAGGTCGGGGTGTTCGCCGTCGGCGGTCACGTGCGGAGCCGAAGTCTTCCACTCCTCGGGAGTGGAGGCCTCGACCACGTCATAGAGCCATTCGGCGGCTTCGCCGAGAACCTCGAAGTCCTGGTCTTCCTTTCCGCTGATGATCGAGAGTAGGGCGTCGAGGTGCACGGCCGTTTCGTTGGCCACGACCTCGCTTCCTTCCTCCTTGGCGACCTCGTGGATCTGGCGGAGCGACTCGTACACGTCGACGAACGCCTGCATCTCGAGTTGAGCGGTCTCGTCGAGCTTCTCGTAGTAAGCGTCGGCGATCTTGCGGAACTCCGAATACGGGTCGGCGCTATCCTCGTTGAGTCTTCCACCGGCGAGGCGGACGATCTTACTGATGCGGTCGACGAAGGTCTCGTGGGCGGTGCGGAGCAGGCCCTCGGCGATGAAGAGGCAAGCCTCGTCATCGAAGTTGCTGTCGCCGGCGGTCTCAAGGGCCGCCTTAACCCTGCCCGCGAGTTCGCCCTCGGTCAGGTAGACGACGCCGGGGAACTTGGCCACGGTGTTCTCCATGGCGGCTTCCAGCGACTTGGTGTCCGAAAGCGCGTTGAACTTCCTGAGTTCAGAGGCGGCCTTGACGAACTCGTCGTTCTCGTGAATTCTCTTGCTCTCGTTGCGCTTGATCACAACGTCAGTGTTCATGGTCTTCCAGTCGAACTTGAGGATTCTGGCCTCGTTTCGCAGGGCGACGGTCGGCACCTTCACCGAGACGACCTCTCCGTCCTTGCGGAGTACGCCGACGCGGTCGAGGTCAGGGCCGTTGAGCTGGAGGTTGACGAAACCGAGGACATTCTCGGCGATCATCGACCATTCCTTCATACCCTTGCCGATGCTGCGGTTTACCTGGCTGCGCTTGGCGGCGAGGAACTTCTTGAGTCCCGGCGGCATCTTGCGCTGGTTGATCTTCTTTCCGCGCATGCGACGCGCGGTCTTTCCGCTGCTCTCGTGCTTCTTCGGGGTGACGTTCCAGCGGGCCTTCCTGTATCCGACGGTCTTCATCCTGCCGCCGACCCTCTTGCGGATCGGGACGCTCCTGAGCTTCCTCTCCTCGGAGAGGATTCTCTTGGTGCGGGGGAGACCCATCCACTCCCCGAACAGTTCGGAAGCCTTGTTTTCGTCGCTCTCCACGAGCGAATCGATCATTTTCGAGAGGATTTCGCGGCTGGCCTTGTTCTCGGACTCCTCGTTGAGGACGAGCTGCTCGACGTTGTCGAACTGGACGTATCCGCCGCCGACGCTGTACTTCGCGTGGACGAAACCGCCGCCCTCGGACTCGAACAGGACTTCGTCGTTTCCGAACGACTCGAGCGTCAAGGCGTCTACGCCAAGAGCGTCGGCGAGCAACTCGGCCGCGGCCTCGAGCTCGGTCTGGGTGTTTGTCAGCGACTCCTCCCTAATCCTCTGGAAGGCGTCAAATTCGATGAGTTTTCTTTTCATTATGTACTCCTGATTCTTCTTCAGCCGCTCTCGAAAGCCGGAGCTAACGAACTATGTATGCTTCTGGCTCCGAATTTGTACGGACCGCCCCCGTGCAGTGTGGGTTAAAGGGTAGTTATCCCTATTAACTTGAATTCGCCGCTGACACTTGCGGTTTTCTTCCGTTGCCCATAGAATCCCCCTATGGAAATCAACGCGAACCCCTACTCGAAGAAGACTTTCGCCGGGGAATACAACAACTACTTCAACCTCCTCTACTCCTTCGTTGAGGCCTTCGGCAAGCATCCGAACGTCTTCGAATTCGACGGCGAGGTGAAGGCGGTAGACGAATCCGAGGTTTCGAAGGCGGGCGGCGAGAGGATATTCCTCTGCGAACTCGACCAGTCGAAGGACGGCAAAAGCCGCAAAATCGACACCGAAGTCTGCTACAAATTCGAGGAGGCGATCCTCTACATGTACAGAAGATCCTCGCTGGCTCGAATCGCTCACTGGGACCCGACTGAAGACGACGACGAGGACGACGCCCCGCAGGATTCCGAAGAAAGCTCGTTCAGCTGCAAGATCGTCTACTCCCGAAGAGAAACCCTAGACTCCATCCTGGGTTTGCTGACGCGGGCCCCGGAGCGCAAGCGCAGG